TCTGGTAGCACTCCCATCAGTCTGCCGTGGCTCGAAGCCACCTAGCGTTCCGGGGTAGTAGACGCCGCCCTTGGAGGCCGCTGTTGCTCCGCTGGCCAACCACTCGTCGTCTCCCTCTTGCGTTCCTGCGTATAGGTCTAGGCTGAAGTCTTCTGTGAAGACTGCACTGCCGCTTGTTGTGTATGTTATCGTATTTGTCATTTCATATCACCTCTGTTATCTTTCCTCCACCTACTGTAGGTCTCGGATAGAACCTCCTGCACCGAAGAAAGCGTCCCATACCTCACCCATGGTTCGGTAGAGTCCTTCCTGTCCTAGCCTGTTGATGGCGAACGGGTCACCAGTCTCGATACCCGACTCGAAGTACTGAGTTGGGATAGCAGTCTGGAACCACAGGTAGTCAGTATCGAAGTAGTAAATCCTCGAAATACCGTCTGTGGTCACGTCCTTGGATGGAATCAGCGGCACACCGTTGTAGGTAGCCACAATGAATCCAGCCTCGATACCGGGAACACCCTTCACGCCGTTGTAGGTTGGTGTGACCCTCTTGGACTCCATGAACCTCTGTTGGCTCTGTAGGAGTTGCTGGACACGCATTAGGGTATCGTACCCAGTCAGCATGACCTTGGGGTTACCACCACGAGTCCAAATCTGCTGGAACAGTCCGTCCAGTTGATTCAGGCTGAGGTTCCTGTTGCTTGCAGAAGTGCTCGCGTCTCCGCCGACGTCTACCTCTGCACTGTGGAATCCAGTGCTACCATCTCTGGTGATAGAGTAGATGTCGTGGTCCGTTAGGGCACTGACTCCGCCTTGGGTCGTTGTCATCTTAGCAGGGTCGGTGGTGAGCCTGTCTAGAGACTCTAGGTCGTTGCCTGCTGGTGTGTCGACGTCCTGTAGAAGCATCCTGTTGATGTGGTCAGCGTGGTGCTTCCCCATCTCTTCCTTTAGCACTTGGCGCACGTCTCCAAGACCGTCATCCTTGTCAGAAAGGAACATGGACACTTCGCTCAGGTCGAACGAGTGACCAACGGTCTTGGGCTTTGCAGCCACGTGTAGGAAGTCAGGCTTGGTGGTCTCTGGCAGAGTAGCGTTCTCAGCCAGTCCGCCGCCTACGTTGAACGAAGGCTTGGCGGTTATGATTCTCCACCCACTTCGCTCCCAAGGCTTCTTTGGAAGTATGCTAAACGCATTGAACTCTTGGTTCAGTTGCGACCAAACTTTCCTTCCGTAGATTGCTTGGTAGGTACCAGCCGTAGTGGACAGGAGAGGCGCGTCGGCCTTCAGTATGTCTCCACTGCTGTAGGTGTACCCGGTCGTTGCTGTACCACCGTAGTAGTATCTTTCCATATCTTGTATTGTTCGTACATAATCACGTGCCATCAGTTGTCACCTCCCTGAAGAGCCTTTCCAGCCAGCCTGTGGACGTCGTCCCACGACATCTCGGCCATCTCTTGGGTCTCAGGAATACTCATCATAGCAGGAGACTCGCTCTTGGCGAAGGTCTCGCCAGCAGTTGCGGGTATGTTCTCAATCCTCTCAGAGAGGGATAGAACTGCCTTCTGCAGGTCTGCTAGAGGGCCTCTTGCGTCGAACTCGTCCTTGGCCTGTGCGGTCTCTGCCTCTTCCAATTCCTTGGTGAGTCTCATGGAGAACTCGTTGCCTAGGTCGGTCTTGAACCTCTGCTCTAGTGCAGCGGCCTTGTAGACCTGATACGCTTCCTCTATCTGTGAGGGGCTCACAGAGGCTGCGTCGATGTAGTCGTCGGCCTTGATGACGTTCTTGTTGCCAGTTGGTGCGGCACCGAAGTTCGGCTTTGGCCTCTTACCGGAGTCATCTTCGCCAGCGCCCTCGATGCTGCCTTGACCCCTGTGGTCGAAGCCGTGCTCTCCGGGCGAGTAGCCTTTCTCTACTCCGTCTACATCTCCAGACTCTAGAGCGTCTCGTGCAGCCTCTGGGTCGTACCCAGCGGACTTCACAGTGCTCTCTAGCCACTGCAGATAGTCTGTGGTAATGACGTCATCCATTTCCTCGGACTTGGAGTAGGCCATTTTCTCGTCCTTCTTCTTGTCGTCGTCCATGGCATCCTTGCTGTCGTCGTCATCACCAACTGCGTCGTTGGTTTTCTTTTCTTTTTCTTTCATCGCTTTCTCGGTGTCCTCTGCCTTGACTGCGGCTTCCGCCTCGTCAGCATCGTCGAGACGCTTTGAAAGCCTCTCTAACACGTTCTGCAACTCAGACATTGTGTTTTCATCATCTGTCATGTTTTCACCTTTGTTCGTTGTATCCTCCTTTAGGATTCTAAACTGGGCCTCAGGATTAATGCCCTTTTCGCAAATGGTCACTTCGTGCAACTCCATGCGGCTTATCTCACGATAGTCACCTCTGGTGCCATCGTGCTTGTTGACACGCTCGAAAGCCTGCCCACCGATGGAGAACGACTTCAGGTTCCCCTTGCGAATCTCTGCGGCCACTTCTCGGGCCTTCTCTATGTCATTTCTTAGTTTGATGACCACGAACATACCAGTCTCGTCTACCTCGGACTTCCAGACTCTGCCTGACGTGTCCTCGTAGTTGGGTATTACCTCCCCTACTTGTATGTTAGAATGAGCCAATTGGACGTTTCTGAAGCCGGGAGACTTCATGAACTTGCCAAAGGCGTCTTTGAGTGCGGGCTTGGTGATTAGGTCTCCTTGCTTGTCCACCATCTCGACTGATGCGTAGCCTGCGACGACTAGGTCACTGGACCTGCTTTTCAGTAGAATGGGGTCCTCAATAGGAGCATCCATCATCAACATTGGCTGCCAAACTTGGCTTTATCCTATATTAAACCCCATCATGAAACGGGGATTTTAATGTGATTATCATCTTTTTCTTTATGTGGTGGTGAGAATTTGGGACAATCCTCCATCTTAGTGGCTAGACCCTGTTCGCATTCTTGCCCGCGCTTGGCACCGCACCAGCATTCACCACCCTTGGACTCCCTGTGACCGGGGTCGTGGTCTGGTAGGTTCTTGGGCTCTGTGAGGGTAGTGGGGCCACTAGGTGACTCTATCGGAGAAGCGAAGTCGATGCCTAGGCCCTTGGGGCCGGTGAAAGTGACCTTCTCCTTGAGCATTTCATCTATCATTTCGAGAGCAGTAACCACCTGTTTGGTGATTTCGGGGTCCTTCATGATGTTCTCGGCGGGTTTCAACACCTTCTTGGGCTTCTTCGTGTGATTCGCAGGAGGCTCAGGCACCACATGGGCCTTCTTGGACTTCCTCTCCTCCTCCATCTTCTCAGCCTCTGCTTCGGAGCGCAGTAGAACTGCAGCCAGTGGGGACCAGTATTCTCGCTGCGATTCGGCCAGTTTGAGGTCGTAATCAGAGCCAAAATCAGCCTGTTTTAGCAGGAATGAGTGCCCAATACGCTCTGTTTCAAACGAAACATGGGTTTCGGGGAACTCCAAATGGATGACCCCCTTGTTTATCCTGACTTTGTGCGGCACGTTGGGGTTGGGCGTCTGACATGCTATGTCGAGCGTTTCGATGCTGTCTGTGCCTTCCGCTTCAGAATCACGAAGGTAACGAGCCCCATTTAGGTTGTAGACACGCATTTTCTTCCTGTTTTGACTGGTCACAGAGGGGACTTTGACGGTGATATGCTGTCCTACTTCAAGGCCAGAATGGTGCACTGAGCCCACGTCCATGTAATATTCGCCCTTGCAACGGGTCGCTCGGTTGCCCAACGCCTTACCTTCCTCGTCAAACAGCGGACCTATGCCGATTCTATGCGTATTGCCCCTGCTTTCCAGCACCATGACGTCAAATGACTTCTCAGGAGTCAGAAGCACCCACTTGGGGTGTCTGTTCTCACCTCGCATGTATGTGGAGTCAGCATCCCTCAGAAGCACCTGTTTTACGCCTTTTTCGGCCAAGAGGTCCTTCACAGCCCGCTCCAAACCCTCAGAATCTACCCTTTTTGTGTTGATTGGGGCAGGTATCATGACCCCATTTGAGGCC